ATAAGCTTTTTCTAATTCTGCTGTTGTAAAATCTGATGCACCTGTAACAGTTACGCCAGATAAAGTTACATATCTTCCAACTTCTAGACCATGAGAGCCTTTATTAACTTGTAAAACATTTGAGCCATTAACAGTTGTTAATGTGCATCCTGTAATAGCTGTATCTAATGGTGTAATGTCAAAAAACTGTTCTCCGTAATATAAAAATAAACCTTGTGAAGTTCCAATAGCTGCATATCTTTCACCAGCTAAAGATGTCCAGGTGTGTTGAGCACGTGCTGCTCCAGGTAAAGTTTCACCTGCAATAGATAATTGATTCCAACCACCTATTTTTTCAGGTAATCCATATCTAAATCTAACAAAATCACCATCTACCCATTGAGATTCAGCTCCTGAATCTGTGACCATCTTGTTAAAACCAGGCTTGAAATTTAATTTTTGTAGCATATAGTGCTTTATATATTAGTTTTACAGAGAATGAAAGTCGCAAAATGATTAGTTTATTTAATAAAAATAACCCATTAGCAGAAGAAAAAAATTCTTTATTTATTACTTATCCAAGAACAGTAAATATTATATTTGGACATTATCCTTACCCTGATCTTATTCATAATTTTATGATGGATGTAAAAAATAATTTAAATCCAAAAATGGAAAATTATACAAACGTAAAAGGTGGAATGACGGATTGGAATTATTTTGTAAATAAATCTAATTTTATTAATTTTATGACTTTTCTTATTAATAAACATCAAACAACTCATGCTGACATATTTGAACATTTTTTAGAAAAAAATACTATTGAAAATGCTTGGGGCAATGAAATAAAAAAAGGAGATAGTTTAGATTATCATATTCACCCTGATCTTCATGGAATCTTATATTTAACAAAAGGATGTGATTTAATACTTCCTGAATTAAATTTAAAAATAAATCCTGAACCAGGAGATTATTATATATTTCCACCTCACATACTACATGGATTTGATACATCTCAAGAAGAAAAAAACAGATATAGTTTAATATTCAATATTTCTCAACATAAACATTTTGACTATAAAAAAAAATTAAATGAAAGATAAAACAGTTAATATAGATAATTTTATAGGAATTTATGATAATTACATTCTTTCAGAGGAATGTGATAAAGCCATTAAATTATTTGAAGATCAAAATAAATTTAATAATACTATTAATAGAATAGGTTTTGAAAAAGCATCTGTTTTACAAAAACAAGATCAACAATACTTTGCAGCACCAAATAATATGAATGTATGGTGGGAAGAGTTAAAAACAATAATGTTAAATTTTGATTTAGCTTGGAATCATTATGTTAAAAATGTAGGAGCTGATGATGCTTATGGAGTTCCTTTTTATTTTACTTCTTTAAAAATTCAAAAAACCTTACCTACGGAAGGTTATCACGTTTGGCATATTGAACATGGTAAAGGATTTGATAATGAACCTAGAGCTTTTGTTTTTAGTATATACTTAAATGATGTTGAAGAGGGTGGAGAAACAGAATTTTTACATTTTTCAAAAAGAGTAAAACCAAAAAAAGGAAGAATAGTTATTTGGCCCGCTGGATTTCCATATCTACATAGAGGTAATCCTCCTTTATCTGGAGAAAAATATATTTTAACTTCTTGGATGATGTTAAGGTAATTTTAATATTACGTTTTTATAATATAAATTAATGTTAAATAAGGTTGTAAAACTGAAGTTGCATCACCAGAAAAGTTTGCACTCATGTTGTGAGAGTGACCTTGTCCAGATCCTGTGCTTTGTAAATTAGTATTAGCTATTCCTGATTGAGCAGATCCTAAAGCGTTATTACCACCTCCAGGTGTACCACTTCCAGATCCTATTCCATGAGAGTGAGAAGCAAGTTGAGCCGTAGATAATGTTGCATTGGCTGTAGAACCACCAACATTTCCAGTTGCGGTTACAGTGTTTGCGCCTCCAGTTGATCCTAAAGCTTTAGTACCAGATTTTGAAATACAACATTTATCTTGTAAATCTGGTAAACCAAAAGTACTTGAACCATCGCCTGAACCGTAAGTAGTTCCTATTTCTGCAAATAAAGTTGCGTAAGTTGATCTTGAAACATTCGCACCATTACACTCTAAGAAACCTGTTGGAATAGAAGCAGCAGTCCAAGGCACTATAGTTGCAGTAGGAATTAATTCAATGCCTGTAAGATTTGCGGCGTCGAAATCGTATTTAGTTGCTTCGTAATTAGACACAGTTCATTTCTCCCTAAGTTTTTATAATATAAATTACTGTTAAATAAGGTTGTACAACAGACGTTGAATCACCTGTAAAAGTAGCACTCATGTTGTGAGAGTGACCTTGTCCAGAACCAGTGCTATTGGTAGAAGGAAATCTTTGTTGTCGACTAAATCTTTGCCAATATTGAGTAGACATGGAATCTGCTATACCAAGTTGAAATCCATCATGAGAGTGAGAAGCAAGTTGCGCTGTTGATAAAGTTGCATTAGCTGTTGATCCACCAACATTTCCAGAGTTTGCAGTTGCGTTTGCACCTCCAGTTGATGCTAAAGCTTTAGTACCAGATTTTCCAAGTGCTACGTTGTCTTGTAAATTTGGTAAACCAAAAGTACTTGATCCATCTCCCGCACCGTAAGTAGTTCCTATTTCTGCAAATAAAGTTGCGTAAGTTGATCTTGAAACATTCGCACCATTACATTCTAAGTAACCTGTTGGCACTGAAGAAGAAGACCACGGTATAATAGTTGCCGTTGGAATTCCTACAAGTCCGGTGATATTACCACCGTCGTAATCATATCTTGTAGCTTCATAATTTGCCATTTATTCTCCTATGAGGAATAAGATGTAGGTCTTGCACCTAATCTAGTAATTTTTTCAGATTCAGTTTCACTCTCAGCATTATCTTCATCCCAATTAGATTGTAATTCAGATAAATGAGCTGCGTCCCATTTATCAATAAATTGAGTTTTAAAATCTCCTAAGTTAGCTGCCGTCCATGAAGTATGAGCTGTATTATCTCTATATTCTACACTATCACTATAATCTTCATTACCTGAAACATATTGAATTGCCCAAATATTTGACCATTTAGAATCGTTCCAAAAAGAATCATTGTTGATTTTGTGCCCTACACCTTCATTAGCACCTTCTGAGTAGTTTTTAATAATTATTTTATCATCAAATACTACTGTCCAATTTGCGTTAGTTGCCATTTTTTCTCCTTTAAGTTTTTATAATATAAATTATTGTTAAATAAGGTTGTATAACAGATGTTGCATCTCCTGTAAAGGTCGCAGACATGTTATGTGAATGACCTTGTCCAGATCCTGTATTTTGTGTGTTAACATTAATTTGCTGTGTTTGAGCTCCTTTAACGTTATTATTTCCAGTAAAACGCGCACCTGTAACTCCATGATTATGAGAAGCAAGTTGCGCTGTTGATAAAGTTGCATTGGCTGTAGAGCCTGCTACGTTTCCAGTTGAGGCTACAGTGTTTGCTCCACCAGTTGACGCTAAAGATTTAGTACCAGATTTTCCAACAGGTATGTTATCTTGTAAATTTGGTAGACCAAAAGTGCTTGAACCATCACCTGCGCCGTAAGTTGTACCTATTACTGCAAATAAATCAGAATAAGTTGATCTTGAAACATTTGCACCATTACATTCTAAAAATCCAGACGGTACTGACGAAGAAGACCATGGCATAATAGTTGCCGTTGCAATTCCTTGAACACCTGAAAGGCTAGCTCCATCAAAATCGTATTTTGTGGCCTCGTAATTAGACATTTATTATTTCTCCCTATATGTCCAGCCAGTAGTAGCGTCTCCCGAATAAACTAAACTAAAGCCAGCACCTTGTGTATTAACAACTAAATCCGCAGCTGCATTAGCTATATTTGAACTATTTCTACCAACAGTCAATGCGTTAGTATTAAAATCGTATCCTTGATCTATAAATGAAACTTCATCACCTGCACTTGGAGAAGCTGGTAATGTTACTGTAACTGCTCCACCATTTGTATTTACTAAAAGTTGAGCACCAGCTTGAACTGTTTCAGCTGCTGTTATTGCTCTCCATTTTTTTAATTCACCT